GGTTAGTTTACGCGTTGAGCGCGCAGCTACGCGGGGCTGTGAGCCCGCGCTTCGTGAGTACAGACGGCCACCAAAGTGATCTTATCGTATGAACGCTCGCGACCCCATCAAACTAGCGGACGCCGCTATCCAAAAGGCCCGGTAGCAGGGGAGAGATGAGCAAATCACAATACAAGCGCCTGTTGGCACAGACGGGAAGGTGCCCGGTGAAGGGATGCAAGTTGATCCCGCAGCATGTTCCTTACATCACTGACTTTTGCCATGCTTGTGGCGTATCGGTTCCGTTGAAAGACGGGGAGAGCGCCTGTCCTGATTGCCCCACAGGGGATATGCGGTCATGGAAGCGGTCATAAAAAGCACAATCTACGCGATGTTGTTTGATTTATGATACATTTCGCCCTACGGGAAGCGGACAAAAGAGCGGCCAAATGTTAGCAAATGGTGACATTCCTATCCTGTCACCGACCGATGACTAAGGCTGCCCGCCTATAGCCTGAGCGGCTCTGTACCAGTCCTGCCAGCCGCCTAGCCTTGTGGAATCGCGGGCACAGGCTCCGAGATGGCTGGCAATAGCTTGTTCAACTGCTCCACTGTCTGGGGGCTCTCCGGGGGCTGTAGGAGCGCCGGGGGCGGCTCCGGCATCTGGGGGCATGGGGCGACTGCGGGCATACTGGCGCAACCTGCCAGCGAGGCTATTAGCGCGATCAGTGGCATCCTTAAGGCGGGGTAACAGTTCACTCTCGACTCTCCTTGAGATTTGGTCTCGTTCAGTCTCTATCCTGGCAGTCTCGGCAGTGGCTAGAGCCACTTGTGCGGCAACCTCGGCACGGATAACGGCCTTACCATCCCCACGGCCCTTTAGGTACATACCCCCAAAGGCTAGGATTATGACAAGTACGGCAGCGCCGTAGGCATATAGCTTGTTCATCGCTGTCCCTGTGCTTCTCGCATGGCTCTCTCTAGCTCTTGTCTGGATACGTAATAGCAAGTATAGGTGTTAACGCGCTTCTCGCATACCCGCACCAAATCCTGCTGTGGGCGTACTGGTTTGGCGCAACGCATGTCGCTTTCTGACCCAGACTTACGGCAGTGTTTGGCTAGTTCGCTGGCAGCGCAACCATGTACCAAAAGTGGTACAAGCATGGCTAATATGATCTTCATCGCTCATTGTCCATACCACTTAAATAATCTGCGCTCACACTTTGCGAGTTTTGCGCGGGCTGCGTAGCGCCGCCTTATTTCTTTGGGGCCAACTAGTCCGGGCGTAGAGAAGGCCAAGCGTGTTGTCTTGGCATAAGCAACGAGGGCCGTTTTGGGGGCTATTTTCAGTTTGTCGAAAAGAACCATCAATACTCCAACCCACTCCCTGCCGTGAGATTCTCCATGTGGGCCAAGAATCCAATCAACTATCGCATGTGCGGCTTCGTGTGCGGCGGTGTTGATATTCATGTGCCGTGGCCTGATCCAGATTGTGTGCCGGTTTGGATCATATAGGCTGGTTAGCTTCTTGCCGTTGCGTTTGTTTTTGCTGGCGTAGAAAACGGCGGGGGCGGGAACCCGGTACATTCCGCAACACCGTTTAATGGCTCTGGACATTTCTGCTTTTGTGGCATGCGCTCCGGCCCAATCGGTAAACGCGCCCTCCCAAGAATAGGCCCGCTTCTGCTGCGGGTCTGTCATCACGTTGGCATGCCAATCTTGCAGAATACCACACTCATAATCTTTACCACCCTGCTGGTTCCCCAGATATAGCCTGTCCCAACACCGCTAGAGATGGCGAGCAGGAAGAATAGTGAGAGGAGATACTTGTTGGCCCTCTTTTTCATTTCATGGCCTTATTCTCAATGACACTGGAGGCTGTGAACATACCCAACACTAATGTTGATAGCGTGACGTATCCGCCCTGATCCAGATGGCCAGTGAGAACAAGGTAAAAGGCCGTTATCTGCACAAATGCGCTCTGGATAAATTTTGGCTTCCAAAATGCGCTCATGTCGTTCCTAAAACGCCTTCTGCTGGCCTGATTTCCAAACTACGCATCCCGGCCCCCAATACCCGCCTAAGCTGTTCTAAGGCTATGCGGCTGTCCAACACGGCAGGCTTGCCCTTTAGCTCTCCGTGGTGCAACCCAACAAGGATACAACCCAGAATGTCGTCCGTAGTATTGCCGCTATGAATCAAAACAGAAGCCCGGCCCCATTTTTGGGACATGGGGATGTCGAAATCGTATTTGTATACGCCCAACTCGTTATTGACCAGACACCACACACGCTTGAATCTATCGCCGTTGTGCGGGTGTAGATCGTACTTCCCGTCTGGTACACAAGACTCCGGTTTCCCGGCTTGTCTACGCTGTCCGCCGGGGCCGTCTGGATCAGCAGACCACGGCTCCTCTAGGGTAGCGAGAAGCAGGTTCCCTACACTCAATTTCCCCAAAGTCACGTTAGGGGCGTAAAGATGGCGGGTAATCAGCAGGTTCATCAAAACTCGGCTGGTTTGAAATTTACGTTCATTATCTGCATGTGGCTTTCGATATGGGTAACCCTGCGCTCCATGACCACAACATAGTCGTTTAGCTTGCTGGTCATGTCTTTCAGTTCTGCCCGTAAACGGGCAAGCTCCCATACAATCGCTATGCCAATCATCCCAACTACCGCAGCCCATACGGCAAATGCGGTGGGCAAGTCAGATATTGTGTCCATTATACCATGTACTCTATTTGTAACCTGATAATGTCACCAACAGCCCATGCCCAAGGGGCCGCAGCGCCAACCGCCGTCTGCCGCTGCCCACGCGAAGCACTCGTCCACCAGGCTTTCGGTTTATCCATTAGCTTGTGATTCCTTTGATGACTGCGAAGTTGATGACCAGTACGGCATCGAGCGCATTGGCCGCGTGCAGATTCGTGATGACGATGACGAAGCCACCAGAGGCCACACCCTTCACGGTGACTGCTGGCGTTCCAGCCCCGGCGTAGGTCGTAGAAACTACGATGACATCCTGCGATGTAACCGTGCTATTGAGAACCTGGAACACTTCCTCGGCACCAGCCGCAGTCGTGAGTGCGACTGTCGTGATACGTCCAGTCACCTTGTCGAGAGTGACGCTGGTGCTCGCGCTGGTAATCTGCGTGACCGTGCCGCCAGCCCCAGCCGAATATCCGATGCCGCCAGAGGGTGAAGCCGACTGAATATATCCCTTGTGGAGCGTGTTCCCGGACGAGTCGATAATGCTTGAGCCGGTATCCGTGCCGAGCGCAACGTTGCCGGTGTTGATTCCGATAAACAGATTGGCAACACCGGTATTGCGAATCGTGTAGGTCAGCGCCTTTTCAGATTTCGACGGGGCGACGTAGGAATTTTCAAGCCGGTACACGCTCATCTTGGAGCCGGTAGGGGCTGCAATTGTGTTGCTGTACTTGCCGCCTAAATACCGCAGGTTGTCAATGTACACGCCGTCTTCCGCGAAGATGTTGAAGAACAGGCAGTTGTCAATGACCAGACTCTTAATCGCTTCCGTCGCGGCGACCCACGGACTAGAAAAGTAAATCGTGTTCTTCGCAGCGGCAGACCAAGCATTTTCATCCGAGCAGTTGCGGAAACTGATGCTTGAGTAATAGACGGTCGTGGGCGTTGATGGGCGACGCGAATGGTTGATGTCAATCGTGTTCGGCGTGTGGCACGCAAAAAAGCAGTTGTCGAACGCAAAGCAGAGTGCGCCGTAGAGCTTCAATAACGGCGAAGTCTGCACGACGCCGGTCTCATTGCCGAACCGGGTGCTAAAGAAGCCACACATCCCAGCCCCGCCCTCTCCAGTCCCGAGGGTCTGGAAGTCAGACGTGGGAGTGAATCCAAGATCATCCATCTTGACCGCTGAGACGAAAGCTGGCTTGTTTACATTGCTCCAGACAACACTCTTGTAAAAATGCTGTTGTTCACTGCCCCACAAGACCATCGTCGCATTGGCGCAAGTCCCCTCGATCCACATGTCGTTCCAAGAATGATCTCCCGCGCTTGCGTTGCTAGCAAGACGCGCACACAACACCATCTGATTCGGCGTGAAAGTAGCGACAGGGCGAAGTCCGAAGTTGGAAAACTCCAGGAATGAACTGCCGCTAAGATCGAGCGCAGAACCGCCATTGAATGCGGCCAGAATGACGGTGTTATATTTGCCTTCGCCCTCAATCCTAAGATTGAGCAATCCTGCAACCGACAGGGAAATGTTAGTCAGATTGAGCGACGAAGTGATCCGGTATTTGCCCTTCGGTATGAATACGCCGCCTTCGCCAGCAGCGGCATTCTTCGCAACATCAATCGCCGCCTGAATCGCCGCCGTCATGTCGGTCGTGCCGGGAATCGTGTTAGTTCCGTAGCGCAGCACGTTACCTGCCGGATAGGCGTAATCGCTCGGCGTCACCGCAGCCGCCACTTCCGCAACCGTCTGCGGGTACAGCACCGCGCCCAATTCATCGCGGGTGATGTCAGCGCCCGGATACGGATCTATATCAGATATGGTCGCCCCGGCGGTTGTCTTTAGCACCCGACGATACATAACTAGCGGGTCCAACCAAATAGGCGCAAACACTCCGCCAGCATCCGCTATGACCGGATTGGTATGTTGTGTGGTCCTGTCAGCATCCGTGTAAATAGCAGCGGGGGTGGTGGTTCCCGAGATGTAAAAGTAATATTTGGCGCTGGCGTAATTGTCTCCACCAGACATCGGGGCTTGACGGGGTTCTACAAAGAGGCTCATTGGTTGTCCTGATTGGTGGCAGTAGCAGCACTAACTATCGGTGCTGATTGCCTGAATTGGCGCATCATTTCGGAGATGATCTGCGCTTGTTTGGATTTTGGCGCAGCCTCCAAAGCATCTGCTAATAAGGCTGGGTTCAGATATCTTTCCGCCAATTGCATACCCCAGCCGCCTCAAGATGGCGTTTGCTATCATGGCCGGGCGAGAAAGCAACTGCGGGATATGCGCTCTTGTTTCCTCTGCAACATTCACCCCGCCAGTCAATGATGTCCTTTGTAACGGGCGTAGCGAGTTCTTTATCCTATCCACATCCTGCTTAACGGCCTGTCGCCCCTTGGCGTATGTGGCTATGTAGTCTTTCCACCCAACCCCGCCAGAGCTTTCGATAACATCGTCTATTGTCAACTGAATAGAACGATCAAGGCGGGACACAAGCTTCTTATCCCAATTAGACGTTTCTTTAGAGAACGACTTTATGGTGTTACGAATTTCTTTGCGGATGGTGTAAAGGTCTTCCGCATCTATTTTCCCGTTCTTGCTAAGGGCGATTATTTTTTCTTTGGTGGCTGAAAGTGTTTTGTTCACCAAATCGGACGCCCTGAATCCCGGAGTCTTCAGTAGATCGTCTATGCGATAAACAACCATGTCTGGATTTACGCCCTTAGCATTCGCAGCTTGCAATGCGCGTTCCCTCATGGGGGCCGTGGTTTTTTCTAGAGAATCCAAAGCCACTTGTTGCGCGGCCTTCTGATCCAGTGTTCTTTGCCCGAATTGAGCAGATACCCCGCCGGGTGTTTTTGCCGTTACGGCCTGATGCGCCACTAGCGGAGACCCGCCCGGAACAGGAGACAATAGCTGTGCGGCTGTGGGTTTACTGCCAGCAACCAACTCATCAGCGTTTCTGAGTGCCGATACAACCGCCGGTATTTGATCTGGCCCGGTTATTGCTCGTTTGAATCTGGTGGCAATGCGTGATGCGCCGCCGGGCAAAACAAGGTCAAGTACATTCCCGACCCCGCCAGCGACCTTAGAAACAGCTTTTGCGGCAGGCGGTAACAGGGTATTTATAGCAGCGCCAGCAGTCCCACCAGCGGCAGCATCTCCATGTTCAGACAGAGCGCCTATGGTTGCTCCGGGGATTGCCCCGCCAGCAACATTTTTTGCAACGGCCTTAAAAGCTTTTACAGCACCACCGCCAAGAACCTTGGCATACGGCAAAATCTTAGCCGCGCCGCCACCGATTACCCATGATGCAGGATCGGCAAGCTCTCCGGCTGTACGAAAACCAGAACCCCCTGATCCGGGCATTTCAGGGATGAGTTTGTCGCCAAGATTCTCAGGTGCATAGCCGGGTTTCTGTTGGCCGGTAATGAGGCTTGACAACGTGCGCTGCTGGCCCATGCGGCCCATACCACCGATGGCTTGGGCTTCATCCTGAAGTGTGTTTAGCCCGCCACGCAATAGCCCAGAAGCGCCGGTAAGGAAATCTCCCACAGCGGCTTGTACGGGATGTTCTCCGCGTGTGGCGGAAACCGCCATAGCGCGTTGCTGTTCTGGGGATATTCCAGCATCCTTGCCGTTGGCCCGCAACACGCGATACTGCCCAGCCTCGTTCTTCTGGGCCTTTTCTACCGGCACCCATTCGCCATTTATGAATGCGCGGTATTGTCCAGATTCGTTCTTTTGTACCCGCTCGGCAGGCTCCCAATCCATTACAAGTCCTTCCAATCGCCGTCAGGCTGTTGTGCCACGGGAGAATCTTGCGGGCTAATAATTTCTGAATACCCTCCATCCAAAGCGTCTAGCAGGTCTTGGATGCTCTGTGCCTTTTGATCTTGTACCGCCTCCCTATCTCCGCGACTAGGAAGCTGTGCTTGCTGTAGCCTTGTTTCAAAGTCAGAGTTTGCACCTATGCCCGGAGTTCTTGTAAGCGAGGTAATGATGTTCCGCATACTATCAACGGCACCATCAAGCAACTTGCCCTTCTCAGAAGGGATTAAAGATTGCGCGCCCCAATACCCGCCGGAACTATATCCCTTTGCTTCTTTAATTCTTTGTTTGACCAATTGAAGCTGCTTTTTAGCTTGCTGAATAAGGGTCAGCTTTGTAGATGCAGCAGCCTTGTCCTTGGGAGATAGCGGCTTGGGTTGAGAACTTGCCGGAGGAACCGGAGTTCTGCCCAAAGCCTGTTCCCTCGTGCCCCACACCGGATTTCCCTTGTCATCCAAGAACTGTACTGGCGGCTGTTGCGGGGCTTGTGGGGCGTGATACGCCTGTTGTCCCATCGCTTGTCCGCGTGAACCATATATGGGCTTCCCGGTATTTGGATCAATGAATTCCTGTAGCGGGCCGGGGTCTTGTGGCTGCGGCGGACCTTGTCCCAACATGGCCGCATGTTTTGCATGTGCGCCAGACAAAACCTGTTTTAGTTGTTCTGGAGAAAGCTGGCTTATGTCGGCTCCGTTCTGACGGAAAGCCGCGCTCATTTCCTCTACGCTTCTCAGTACTTCTGGAGGGGCGCTGTTCATGTCTATTGGCTGCCCGCTATCCAAAGACTGCATCAGCCATTCTGTGGATGCGACTATGCGTTTACTCTTGGTAGCCTCGTCCTCTAGTGCCCACTGTTGGTCTTGTCTAGCGGTTAGGCGAGCATTCTGCGCCTGTTGAGCATCAAATTCCTTTTGGCGCATGTCCAGTAGGGCGTTCTGGTGCCCAACTTGCTGGTCCTGCATCTTGTTTTCTCTAGCCTGCTGTTGCCCCTGCATATAGCGACCAAGGAAATCGAAGTTTCGTGGGTCTACTTGCTGATATGGCATTACGAACCCCCGGTTGGGGAGTTTCTAGAACGACCACGAGACCATGACGGAGGATTCTGCCCCCAATACTGACCAAGGCTCCCTATGGCATTTCCGTAGATGTTTGCCTGTCCGGCTATTCCGCTGGCCCTGGCGTCACCTTGGTTCTGTAGAAGTTGTCCGATATTGGCCCCGGTCTGCATGGCATACCCGCCACTCTGGTTAGCTGCGGTCTGTCCTAATCCGGCCATGTTGTTTAGCTGGTTTACGAAGTTGTAGTAATCCTCGGAAGCGAGATTCTGGTTGAAGTCCGTGAGGCCACGGAGAGCATTTCCTGAGAAAGCCCCACCCCTAGCAGCAAAGCTATTCCCGATGTCCCGCTGGCCTTCCTGCCTGCGAAAGTTATATCCGGGAGAGTTCTGGAATATGGATGGGTCTGGCCCCTCTGGCGTGACAATTCCGGCAGGCCCGCCTTGTGCAGCAGGAAGGCCAGCAGAGCCCTGCTCTAGCTCGGCCATCTGGGCGTCGCTCAATCCGGCGTTTCTAAGCAGGTTTCTTGAAAGGTCTGGGTGTGCGGCAGAAGGCGCGAATCTGCCGAGCCTCTGAATATCCTCCACACTCATTCCAGACTGAATCATGCGCCTGATGTCTCTGGAAAGGAACGTAGAGCCGCCAGCACTTGGCCCACCAGAAAGATTGGGGGCTTGATAAGCCTGATATGGAGTCCCATATAGTTGGGCGAGTTGATTTAGTGCCCCTGTTCCGGTCACGGCATAGGGCTGTTGTAATCCCATCGCAACATCGAACTGTCTGCGCTGTTCGTCTATCGCTGCTTGCGACCCCTGTGCTGATTTACTGGCCGCGCTTTTGGCTCCTTGACTGCCAATAAGGCTGCCGACAACCGTTGCCCCTACTGCCCACCAACTCATGTTTGTTTCTCCAGTTCTATTGCGGCGAGCCTCTCAGCTTCTATCTCAGCAATATCAGGTATGATTAGTTCTGCTTCAACTTTGTCCAATTCAATCTCGTTTGTCGCGTGAAAGACAATAACCGTCGCATCTGTGTGTGCGTAACTCATCCGCTTTGTCCCGGCCTTGGTGACCAGAACATGCGGGGCGCTGATTCTCTGGCTCCCGCTATCGTTCCATACGGTGAGTTCACCTTGGGCCAGAACATATAGTCCGCTCTTGGCGTGCATTTTCCCGATGATGAATGCCCCGGCAGGGCGGAATAGTTCGCGCCCATAGATACCATCGGCAAAGTAGTGTTTGGCGGGCATCTCCTCCAGGGGCACAAGGGCGGCAATGGAGTTTTCCCTGATCCCCTTCTCTATTGCCTTTATCTGTTCTAAGGTGGGTGTCTTGTTAGCAACCTCTCTGGGCCGATTAAACGCATCTACCAGAGTCGAGCGAACCGCAGCGGTAAGGTTCATAGGCTTAGTAACGCCGCCTGTACTGCAACCCAGCGGACGTAGTATTCCTCTACGTCCGCTATCAGTTTGGCTTTCTCGTCTGCTAGTTTTAGTGATCCATCTGCCAACGCCGATGTGTTGATGCTCCTGCGCTTAGTGACTGACGGACAGCCGTCTACTGAGCCCTCTAGCACGAGCCATTTCTGGTTGTCGTGTTCTGTATCCAGTTGGACACGCTTTACCGTAATCATGGGATTGGACCCCCACCATATCCGCCACCACCGCCATATCCACCCCCAGTCCCACCGCCGCCACCTGCGGCAGTTGTAATGGACCCTATGTAATAACGCCCACTATTGGCGGTTACGTTGGATGCGTTCGTGGTGGAGAGGTACGTTACCGCGCCCCCCGCATAAGTTGGATCGTCTGCGTATACGTAGTAGAGTGTGGAGTTCAATAGCCCGGTAACGCTCCCCGAGCTAAACGCTACAACCCCAAACCCGAATTGGACGTTGTGCGCTGCAACAGCAATCTGCGCCAGTCCGCCACCGGAATCTGTAGAGGTCAGCGGTGATGTGCTCTGTACGGAATTCTTGCTGCCAGCGGAAACCTGGTTCAGCAAGCGTTGTGACGCGGCCTGTCCAGTATCGCCGATATATGTCAAGACTGTACCAAAATTGGTACTAGTCCTAGTATCTAGGGTGGCGGTGTTGTCTACTATCGCCTTGTCGCCGTCGGTCTTGAACCATTGGTTGAAGTTCCGCAGCCACCAGCCCCATTCTCTTATGTCTTTCGGCATCTCTCTGGGAAACCCCAAAAGAGGAAGTGTCACAGCCTACCCCCGACCACTTCTGCCTGAGTGTCTACAACCTTCCTGCGAATAGGGTCAGATATGTAGGCTCTGTAAACTCGGTTCCTGCTCTGTCCCAGACGATGCCATACGGCCCGCTGGCGGTATTCGCCGATCTTGCCGAGACGCTTGATGGGCGCTTCCCTGAAGGTCTTGCCGTCATCAGAGATTTCTAGGGAAACGTAGGGATCTGAGCCCTGTCCCGAGGCGATGCCAACGCCGGCCTCAAACATGATTTCCAGCCTATCGTGGATGGCACTAGCGCCTTCTCCGTAGATAGGAGGGTATGTCCACTCCATTCTCAGAACATCGCCAAACTCTGCGAACACATCGTCCAGAATGCCAAGCTTGTTGGACTGCGAATCCCCCACATAGGTAACGCCATTCAGTTGTGCAGCGCAAGAGGCCCGCCAGTTATCGTACCCATAAGAGCGACGTTCGTGCCACTTTTGGGTAGTGACATCGTAAATCCAGGTTCCCTCGGGAAAGGTCAGGACATACCAGATATGGCCGTCCCAAGTGATCGTAAGCCCGTAACCCCCGGATATGGTATATCCCTTGATCGCCCGCTCTACCGCATGGGTAGAGATCCGTCTAGGAGTAATGCCCTGTAGGCGTCTTACAGTGCCGTCAGAGGCCAGCCAGAACACCGACTGATCCACCTTGACTGCGGTAGCTCCGTTCAGACACCCCAACTCTACAAAGCCGTTGGCAGCGCGTACAAACGGGAAACCCGCAATACCGGCGTTGTCCCAAAGCTCGCAAGACTCGGTTCCAAGCAGGAAAGCTTGGCGGTGATCTACAACATGGGCCAAAAGGTTGTCAGGAGCGCCTTCCGCAGTGGAGAAGTTCAGCGAGTCAAAGGAAGTGGCGTTGGTCAGGTCGGATGAGTACCATCGTCCGCTGTTGGGCTCTGTGAAGGTGAGGAAGTTGTCGAAAAACTGTACAGATGAAGCCCCCCTAGCAGTAAAGTCAGGATCAGTGATCTGCGACAACGCTCCTGTAGAAAGCGTATAAACATAGGCGTTGGGGTTGATAAGGACACAGACTTGAATTCCGTTTCCCGCTATTTGTGGCCTTGCGCCAAAACCAACTGTCCCGATAAGGGTTACAGTTGAGCCAGACACCTTGTAGAACTTGTCAAGGGCCACGACATACAAGACCCCAAACATTTGAAAGCTGGCGCGAATCTCTACGTCACCAACCTCCAGATGCTCTGAGATGCCGGGAGAACCATTAAGTACCGGGCCTTTCCCCTGTTCCCCGCCCTGCTCTATATAGGCGTTGACGAGTCTTGTAGAGCTAGATGGGGGATCAACGTAGCTTGCAACCGGAAGGGCAAGGCGCATCAGCCGTCCAGAATGTTATAGCGGCTAATGACGCCAGGAAGATGCGTAAGGTCGGCCTCTTTCATCTTGGATATGATGGAGTCTCTTAAAAGACGCTTATAGCCACGATCAGCAATAACGATTACCGGAAGCCTCGGCTCTACTCCGTAGTAGTTTGATAGGGCCAAAGCGAGGTTGTATTTAACCGCCTGCAAGGCGTCTGCATATATCGGGCTTTCGGCGTTTACGTCTGTTTGTGGATAGTAACCAACATCTATTTCGTCGGAATCCCACTCCATCAGCAGGTCGTTCATCACCGAAAGGCCGGTCTCTCCCTGTTCGGCAGAGATGGAGTCCATTTCGGCAAGCACCCCAATGATTGAAAGGGCCTCAGTGATTATTTCGTTGTTCGATGCCATTAGGTGTTTCCGTAAGAACAGGTAGAACACGGATTTATGCCAGTCCTGCCCAACATTTTCTCTCTGCGTTCTCGCCACGCGGGCGCGTTGTAAACTTCCAATAGCGTCTGTTTGTTCAGGTCTCCGATCTGGAACTTGCCCTCGGAATCCATACAACACAGACTCACAATCCCCGAAGCCATGATGGATAATTCAAACCACCGACTACAGGGAGTGTCTGGAATCTCTGGAACTTGGGGGTCTACATAGCCCAACCAAGAGGTTCTCATGATAGCCATTGACTCAAACTTGGGCCAACGGTCAAAGCAGTATTTTCTAAATTCCTCGTTCGGATATCCGACCGAGGAGAGCATGACCGGATGCGGGAAGTCCTGTTTGTGCAGATAATCCAGCCGTTTTGCGGTCATGTCGAAGTTCAGCCCCATCAGGGCATGATATTTCTCTGGGTCAATCTCATTCAGAGAAACCCACAAATGCCGCACACTCTTTAGTTCGGCCACTCCCGCCACCTTCTCGGGGGTAAGCGCAGAGCCGTTGGTGAATATCCTCAGCGAAGCCAGAGGAACCCACTCGTTCATTATCTTGCATAGCGGGATAAGGCGACTATCAAGAAATGGCTCGTTGACCTTGAACGGAGAGAACAGAAATGGCTTTTTGAATGCCGCCATTTCATCTACCAGACGATCAATCAACTCGTCCGGCATCTTGTCGCCTATCCGCTCCATGGTGGGATAGGGGCAAAATGTGCAGCGCGCATTGCAGAGCGCCAAAGTCTCAAGGCTTATTTCATTCGGCTGATCTAGGTAGTGCTCCCGTAGATTCTCAAGGTAGCTCATTTAACCGCTTTTAGTACAAACCCGAATGTTCCGGCTTCGTTATTTTCATTGATCCCAACCACCGAGAAATTACCCTTCCACCACGGGCGATAGTCTGTCATCGCGGTTCTGCCAACCTGCTCATACCCTTCTTGGGACAGGAATATCAGCGACTCTTTACAGATCATCCTTGTGTGACCCGGATCACCCCACGCCCACGGAGAATCCCACATTGGGCAAGAGGCCACAAGAAACCCGCCGGGCTGAAGGATACGCCAGAATTCAGTGAACTGATCGAAAAAGAACTTCCAATCTCCTTGCTTTCCGCAGTGTTCCAGAACCTCGTAGGCGTGTATTTCTCGGAATTGGTTATCCGAAAACGGATAGGGAAGAACATTCAGGTTGTGTACCACGCTTGGCTTGACCCCCGGATCAATGTCCAGCGTTACCAAATCATTCCAGTCTTTAGGGATGCCCTCAAAGCTCATCTTCTTGCGGAGATCGTTGCCGCAACCAATCAATAGCTCGCTCATGCCGCAGAACTCGTGTTCTGCTCTTTGCTCTTGTCTACTTCTTTGGTAAGGAATTTAAACATATTGCAATCGTACCCCCCGTGCCTAAAGTCAAAGTTGGTCCATACCGGAATCTTGGCCTTGTATTTTGCCACATAATCGTCGCAAAAGGCGTAGTCCTCACCAACGAACTTGGGGATTGGTTCGTCGGTTAGTTTGGTATGGAATACCCACGGCACTGGCCCGTTCTGCTGGAATATCTCTACTTGGGGGGCATCTGCCGCCATCTCAGTGAGAACCTTGCGGGAAATGCACAGAAACCCGGTAGGAACCCGCAGACATTGTAACCAGTCATCTATAAACCACAGGCCGCCGCCATTGGGGTTTTCGGCCCCGTTAAACGGATAGGTCTCTGGTTCTTGCCTGCGCCGATAAACACCAGCACAGATTGGCAGGTTAGCCTGCATTAGTCCGATAAACGCGCGGGCCTCAAACTTGAGGTCCGCGTCAATGAAAAACAGATGGGATGTGTCAGTGAATTCCTCAAGAAACTTCTTGACAAAGATGTTTCGAGCAAGCTCGATGAACGCGCCGTTTCCCATTACTGCGGCGGTTATCTTGATTTCGTATAGGGGCGCGCAAAATGCCGCTTCTGCCAAGGACTGTGAATAGTCACAATCAACCTTGCCATCATAAGCCGGGGTGCAGATATAGGCATGTAGCCCATCTGGCTTCTTTTCGCGCTTCTTAAAAACCATAGTGCCTCATAAAAGGGCCGGGTTCGTCCCCCGGCCCCACACAGATTACACCAATGACTGCGTGTACATGTGACGAGCGGCAAGCTCCGGGTACAGCGGAGCAAAGCCCCACAGTACGTCGAAACGTCCCGCAACCGTATCAGAACCTACAGCGTACTGTTGGACCCAACGGAGGCTGATCGAATCAGACACCGCACGGGAGCACTGTGCGCCATATGGACTGACATCTTCAAGGTCTACCGTCGCAAATACGAAGGCATCCTTATGGAAGAACAAATCCTGACCAAAAACGGTTGAAGCCGCGCCAGCACGAGTAATCGTGTTGTTATCCGAATCTGACGGACCTGACAGGACACAGTTCTGGTACGCATTGCCAACACCGTAGATCATACCCGGCTTCACAGTTACGGCATATCCGTTCGCCTGTGTAGTCAGGGTGACATTACTCTGGACCACGAAGGTCTGGAGTTTTCCGGTGTTCTGCTTCGACTCGGGATGCACGGCATATACACCAGACATGGTGATAATGTCGCCAGCCTGGATAGTCGTACCAGTATTCGCACCATCGATACTAAGCTGCGTCTGGGAGACCCACGCATTTGCCGTGGTAGACGTGCCTAGTGCCGCACCGAGAGTCAGCGCAGCGCCAGCCAAAGAGCCGGTTGTATGCGACGGGAGTAGCGTGTTTTCACCTACATCAAACCCGCCGGTACGCCCCATCATGCCCTCTCGGAACTGTTCATTCAGATTGCTCTGATGTGCGAACAGACCCTTGGTTGCATCAAGGAACTCAACCACCGACGCCGGAGAAAGGATCGCGGAACGATCCCCGATGGGCGCAAGAGTATCAGTAATGCGCTGCCCTGCCTGCTGGAAGTACCGATATGTCAAAACGGCGTTTGTCGTCGCGTTGACATAGTTGTTAACGTACTTGTAGGCCAAGTTAAGCGAATCGTACTCTATCTTTGCCGCAAGCTGCCTCATCGCAGGTTTTAGAACCCGCTTGCTGAAGTCATCTAACGCCAAAGTGCGATCTACGGTGGTGAACGAAACGTCCACGCCGTATTGAGACGACACATTGAACGGTGTCGAGCGTTCAACATGGTCCTGCCCGCTGAAGGTTGCGCCAGTTCTGACGCTATACTTCGACGGCAGGCGAAGGTTTAGAGAAGAACCGATCTTCCCGCCCGTCTTTGCAAAGGAATCGTCATACTGACGGTTCACATTGCTAAGAAACGTACCCTCCTGATGGAGAATGCGGGCTGCTTCCCGCGTAATCATCAGGTTGGTAAGAATTGTATTAGCCACTATTTGTTACCTGTTTTCCTGCGTAATTGTTTCTCCCGCGACCTCATCCACTCAGAATCAGACATTTCTTTATCGCTCTCTGGATCAGTCGGTCTGACTGAAATAGCGCCATCAGAAGCCTCTATCTTGGGTGGTGGGGGCGGGGCTTTTGTGAGGACCGGTTTTGGCGCAGGAGGGGCTTCCTTCTGCTGTGTCATTCTGGCTTCAATTCGCCCCAACTCTCTGGCTGCTAACACTGGCGGCAGATCGTAAATCTGCTGTGCCAGTTCGCGGTTGTTTGCCAGAAACAGGGCTATCGCAGGACCATCTTCGCTTTCGGCTATTAACTCAACCGTTGCCGCAGAGAGCGGCAGGGACTGGTCATAGACCTTATCTCGATAGTCGGCGTTCTTGGCGCTAAAATCTGCTTCGCGCTGGCGGAAGGTCTTTGCCTTCTGGTCATGCTGTTCCCGTTGCCTTTCCTCTCTCATGAAGGAAGCGGCTTCAGAACGTGCAATCTGTTTGTTGTAATCCACCACTGCGGCTTGATACTTTGCGTCATCAAAGCCAAATTGCTCAGGTTGTGGAAACGCGGCGGGCTCGACTTTCTGTGGTTCCGGCTGCGGATTGCTCCGCATAGCCAGTTCACGCCAGTAGTCTCGATCTCGCTCTGCTTCGCGCCTGTGCCTGTATACCTCATCGAAACGGCTCTTTGGTATTGTCTGTTCCGGTGGAACAGTAGCTACGCTGGTTTCGTCAGTGGCGGGGGCTGGTTCCGCTTCTTCAGCCGGTGCAGGTTCATCCTGTGGTTCTTCGATCATTTGCGTCCTTTAGACGATTGGCACCTAGAGCCGCTAGGAGACGGTTAATCAAGCGCCATTAACAAGAGAATGGCGTACTCCTCCTCCTCCTGAACCTTGCGCAGTTCGCGCATGGCAAGACGGAGTGATAATTCAGATTTTGCCCGCTCTGCAAAAGCAAGAGCGCGGCGGGCCTTATTAGGCAGATCTTCGAGACGATATTGCGCTACTAGGCCGCGCAGACGGATAAGGTCTGCCTGTGCCTGTGTTAGCGAGCCTTCCTGAACAAGAATCTTCTCCAGCCGGTCGGCCAGTTCTATCCGTTCCTGTTCTTCTTCTAGTTCCTTTTCTAGCTGGCGGCTGCGCTGTTCGCGCATCATTGCGACTAACGGCCAGCCGCCAGCGTTTTGTTCTGTGGAAATGGCCGATAGCGAAAGTCCTACATCGTTGCCGACGATGGAGAATTCTGCACGATCAACCGCGAGAACCCAAGCTCCGCTTTGCTGCCATAGCAGGGTTATATCCTGGCTGGACGGACTAAATGCGGAAGTGTCTACGCCACAGGTCAGGCCAAACGCTACTAATTTCCCGTCTATCTGGAATGTTGCGGCAGTAACCGCCAAAGTCCAGTTCTGCGTCCAAGTCAGTGTAACGGCTTGGCCATCAATGTCGAAACTGGCTGCATCTACCGCCAATGTCCAATTGGCAGTAGTTAAACGATTACCAAAGAAAAGCCGTAGCTGGGCCACGGCTAGGCCGTGGTCGGTATGCTAATCGTCAGGTCTGACCATTCCTTTGGAGAAGTCTGGTCAATACAAACAATGGTTACTAAATCTGCATTCATTTCCGTGGCACTTAATTCCAGCAACACACATACTGATGCTGCCGGAACATTGGTTGGGAGCGTTGCAAAATTGGTTAGCCCCGCACCATCTTTGTCCACCTTGAAATCGCCAGCCGCTAGCGTAGGGCTTGCCTTGAAATTGCCAGCATTGGCATAATCCTCAAGAGAAATTCTGATCTTGAATTCTTCGTTCTTTACTGGCGGATTATACGGAGCTGCCATTTAGAATCCCGCCATTGTTCTTGCTTGTGGCAGTCTTTCATATGCTGATACCATAATACAATCTGCTGCTTCGTCGCTGTGGTATGCAACCAAATACGGGGGTTTGTATCTTGGCGTGCAACACAACCAAGCGATGTCCAGCGGATTACCGGTTAACAAAATCTCTGGTCCCCACGTTGCTCCGGCATCTGTCGAAGTCTTGTAGTAAATGTTGATTGAAGTAAGATATGTCTCTGACCCGTCGCTTTTCCCGCCATAGAACACACACCAACAGGTTGTCGAAGTATCTATTCCAATGGCACACAAGCCCTGATCGTCAGTGCCATTAGAGACAACCGGAGTAGTGAAAGCAGTTATTGCGCTCTCGGTAACTACCCAACCCAAAAGGTCGGCGCTTGCTCCATCCACCGCATTCCACGCCACCACCAGATGCCTAGAATTGGTTATGTCTACTGCGGCGGCAAAATGCGGAAATGATGTGGTTGCCACCTGATCTACCATGCCAGTAGATATTGATGTTTCGGCCCACGAATTAGCCGAATCATCGTAAATCTGCCGACTTATTTCATCTGCCGAAGCATCCCAAAAAATAGCGATCATGTCCTGATTGTCGGCGGCCCATCCCGGCAACAGAATCATCTGGTCCGTGGTTGCATTCGCCTCGTTGATGGTCCGCGCCGCATCCCACGCGCCGTTCGGCACATTCGCGTTCGGCAGTCGGAAGAACCCGCCCTCCGCACCGGCGTCAATCATCGTGCGGCAATAAACATTCCCACCACGGGCGCGCGAGATGGACAGGAAACATCCGGTGGCAGCAGACACCCCTGCAAAGATGGTGGTTTGTGTGGAAAGCGCGTCTGATGACTCGGTGTTAATAGTCCGATATAGCGTATCGCTTCCGCCAGACTCCGTATAAGCCATATGGATCAAGCCAGCAGATATGTTGCTCCATCGGTCATACCAAACAGAAAGGGCCACCACAGTACCCACAAATACCGAGGTCGGCGGCCCCCATTGCATTCCATTGTTAGTAGATTTTCTGTAATAAACGTCGCTATTATTTTGTACATAAATGACATATAAAACCCCGGTTGGGGTCTGCACTACATAGTTTGTTCCGGCACCGGTAAACTGGAGTAGTGTTGGCGAAGCCGCAAATATGATGTCATTCCTGTTGGCCACTAGATCGACTCTTCAATCGTTCCAACCAGCTCGCCATTAATCCGCTTGACACGGACAACTTTGTTCTTAGGCGGATCAGCGACAACGACCTGGGGCTGTGCCTGCATCTGCATCTGGGTGATAACCCCTGCGGCCTGAGTCATGAACTGTGCGGCCTGCTGCTGGAGTTGGGCGAGCGCGTCTGTGACTTGGGAAGAAAGCGCGTCTCGGTCAGACTGCACTTCCTTCCCGCTTTCGTCGCTGCCGTCTTGCGCTTGTTTCATCATCAGTTGGGCTTCGCGCTTGGTGATGTCGGCAATGATCTGCTGATGTTTGGCCTCCATCATCGCCTGCTGAACCTTCAGGTTTGAGATAGCCACTTCAACCTCTGACTTGGCAGAGGCCGCTTCCTGTGAGTCCTGCTCTGCCTGAGCGCCCTGTTCCTGTACCTGCTGGCCCATCTGCTGAACCTGCTGCATGGCCTGTTCTGCCTGCTGCATGGCTTGCATGACTTCTGGGGGCAGCGGTTTGCCTTCTGCCTCCGACTGCTGAATCTGCGGGGGCAACATCAATTTCAGGCGGTTGGCGATCTGTTCCGCATACGGGAGATCAGTGGCCTTGAAAATGAGGTCTCCAACCACCCCAAACAGCGCAGGATTGGAGTTGGCGAACTTCCAGTAGGTCTCAGAAGCCTCTTGTCTCTGCGTGCTGTAGGACGGTCCGGCGGTCACTGTAACGTCATACTTTCCCCTAGAGAGGTCGTTTATCACGGCCCCAGAGGGGTCTGGTTTGTTAATCTCTGCGTACTTTTCAGCGCCGTCTATGCCGAGAATCCTAACGGTTCTGGCAGTATCGTAAATCTTCGGGATAAGCCCTATCAGAATCTCCCAAGTTCTCTGCACGCCCTTCGCCATGTTGTCACGGTAGTTAAATACCGCAATCTCTCCCTGCTCTTGGCGGGCGCGTATGGCAACCCCAGAAGTCTCGTTGGATTGACGACCTAAAGAGGCGTCAAAGATGCCCGTAGTCTGTTTGATGTCCTCAGAGGCGATCTGCATTTCCTGAATGAGCGCCATCGGAACTTCAGCACCCTGCATCCTCTGTGGAGCGCCGGGAGCCTGCGGGTCTGGATTATAGACAAGGAACGGGTAGTTCTTTTTATGCGCTTCCGCCCACTTATCCGTGTTTCCCTGAGCCTGCGTGGGGGTTGTCCACCACTTTGCCTGCGGAGCAAGGGCTATAGTCTCACAGGCAAGGGTTCTGGAGTAGTTATAGGCTCTCTGGGCATCCTTGGCAAAGCGTGTAAGTCCGAACCAGTTTTTCTTGCCGTCAATAATCAGGCATTCGCCATAGACAATGATGAAGGGGAACTGGTCTCCCGCCCAATCGGCTTCCTCAAGAATCGCCTTTCCAGAGGCGATGCACATTTTTATTTGGTCACAAACCACGTCCCGGCTTCTTACAATCGGGATATTCTGTTCTTTTGCAACAGACATAGATTCTTCATCAGCGGAGTCTACAACATTGCCGTTTGCCAGAAGGTGAATAGTCTTTTTGGTTGGTTCTTTGTACCAGTATTCAACTATGCGAACAGAATCCTCATCTATCCATTCTTCTTCATCGTCATCGTCAAACTCTAGGTCCGACTCGAAATCAGATACGTCTGCCTTAGGCCAGCGGGCCTCATAAGCAGACTTTGAAATGCGGTCTGTAAGAATCCAATAGCGGGCGTCCCTGTGCAGCGTGTCGTGACAGGCCGGGTCTGGATACAAACAGAACGGATTTCTGATTCCCTCTACTTTTATATCCTGATCGAATACGCTGTCGCTGGCATAGCCAACAGAAACCCGCCAAGCCCCCATACCGGCTCCGACTTGATATTCTCCGGCAGCATCTATGATGGTGTCTCCATCAGATACGTTCCATATATTCCGAATCAGGCCCTCATAAATCTCTGCGGTGTCTTTGTCAGTATCCTCTACGCCGCGAACCTTTCCAGATGGGCGGTTAGCGCGAATGTCGTTGACAACCCGTTTGATGGTAACCCGTATCTTGTTAAATTCATAACAAGGCCGGTCGCCACGCTCTGTTTTGGTCGCGGGCTCCCACTGCTCATCCGGCACGTTGACGAACTTTAGGTCAGTCATCGCATTGCGGCGATTTTTACTGTCTGCCTCCATCGCCTGCTTGGTTCTTTCTCGTATGGTTGCCAGCTTGTCGTTTTTCTTAGCCATATCTTGACCGTCGGAAGCCCGCATAAGGATCTGTGATAATCTTGTTTCCCGTCATATCATCTGCTGAAATAACCGCGTATCTCATCATGTCGGCAGGATGGGATGCGTCATCGTGTTGTGGAGAGCCTGGTTCATTGGTGGTGGCGGAAACAACCCGCTTGTAGCGTTTGATGGCGTCTATGACCTTCTTGTTGTCCCCGGTTTCGTTATCTATCCAGATACGCCCGAAAGACTGCCTGACGGCCTTAATGCCAGCTTCTATCCCCACATCTGGCACTACGCGAACGTCTCTCCCGAGCCTTCTTAGAAGTACCTCTGCGCTTTCCCCGGTCTGTGGGTTCTTGTGTTTTCCGTCGTGAGGAATGAAGTCATATCCCCACCTGTAGCCACGGCCGGTTAGTGTAGCTACAATATCCGAGTATTTGGTGTGTGACGTTATAATGCTATCTATGAGCATTAAGCCTTGTGGGGAGCGTTGCCACATTCCCACAACCATTGCATCGTTCCAGCCCAAATCCCACACGCAATGGACCGGTAGCGTTTCCTCGTACTTGACCCGGCAATAACGCCGGTCGTGACGAAGTTGGGCTATCTCTTGGGCGTAGATAGCGCCCATGACCGCAGCACGACACTTGCCTTCCCAAATGTTGTCGTAGTCGTCCTGAGTCCTGAGCCCCTTGGTGACCATGCTCAGGAATTCTTGTCTTTCCTTTTCCAGAACCTGCGGGAACCAGGGGTTATCCCGCCAACTCATGTAGACTACTTTTGCGCCTTCCGGCGGGTTTTCAACGAAGCGGACGTAAGTTTCGTCTGTATCAAGCTCCGGGTTGAGGCTGATCCAGATTTCAGAACTTTCCTTCCGTATGGTAGGGAGCAATATGTCCCAAGATCGTCTGGAGACTTTATGGGCTTCTTCGACCCAAACGACATCAATTCCCTCAAACGACTTAATAGAGTCCGAAGTTTGGTCAGACAGGCCCGTAAAAATGAATTCACTGCCGTACTTTCCTCTGATCTCGTTCTGGTTAACCTTGTAGTCAGAATCCAGTTTCAGCGCGTCTACTTGATCACTTAGAAGTTTGTGAACAGAGTCCTTGATGGACTTCTGCACTTCTCGCGCACACAAGACCCGCAAGGGCTTCTCAGCGCCTTGTAT